CGTTCGTTACTATTCCAAAATTACCAGGGCGAACCCTGGCGCGAAAATACCCAGGATTTCTCCTGGGTGTAATGCTTTAGTATTCTTCGCAGTAGTCCTCTAAGCTCGTTAAAAGCCCGTCGAAGTCCTCGGATGCTCCCAGGATTGATGCGAGCGAGTAGACAATCAGGCGATCGTATTCCTCGCACAAACTCTCCAGGTATGCCCTGCGGTCTTTGAATCCGTTTAGTTGGTACTCGTTCGGCTCTAAAGTTTCCATTGTTTAAGCTCCTATTAGTTGGTGGATTGAATAATGCGCGTAATTGCGGATTGGTGTGTTCTCCTGGTATTTTTCCTGGATATTGATAGTCCATCCGTTACCCTTGGCGGTTTCCATAAACAGGTGCGCGTCGCAGTCCTCCTCTAAATAAACTTTATCTGCTTTGACGTAGCTCCAGGCGGTGATTTTGTTTTCAATCTCAAGCTCTACCAGGTCTGAGAATTCAACCTCAAGCCATCCGTGCCCGGGGTCTGCGTGAAATGTTAATTTTTTCGTTTTCATTGTTTAAGCTCCCATTAGTTGATTGAATTGAGCCGTTAAAAGCTCCCACAATCCGCGCCTCGCGTGGACTGTGAGCGCGTCTATCGTCTGGCCTCTGCGCGTCCCTGGTCGATCAATCTACGCGCCTCCTGGCGGTCGCTGATGTGCTCCGATTCAATCATCATGCGTAGAATGTCGGCCTGGATACGTCCGCGTTCGTAATCGAATCCGGCTTGGATGTAATCGCGTTCGGTGTGTCTCATTGTGTGGCCTTAATTAAAGTAAGCGCGAGCGATAGCGCGGGGAAATTCACGGCGGGCGAGTTGTCTAATACTGTCGGCGGTTTTTGAATCTTCGCGCCAATAGCTCCATAATGCGCGAGCGCATACGCTAGCAACTGCTTTCCTGTATTCGGTCGGAAAGTATTGGCCTACACAATAGGACACTTTAACAATGCCGTCATCAGTCGCGGAGATAGTTAAGCGCCCGGAGAATGCCTCTTTTGATGCCTCAATTATTTCCTCGGCGGTGATTCCTGAGAGTTCAAGCCGGCGAAGTAGTGCGCGGGCATGGTTTAGGTCTTTGGTTATGTTCCTGGATTCTGCGCGGTATGTTGCCCGGCCTTCGCTATCGTCCCATCTTCTAATATAGTCGCGGGGTTCTAGTCCTGGGCGTTTGTTGGCGAAGGTGTAGAGTGCGTCAATTATTTGTTGTTTCATGGTTTAAGCTCCTTTGATTTGGTTGATTATTTGTTGAATTTTCGCGGTAACCTGGTCTGCGTCCTCCGGCTCTGCGTCCGGGTCGGTGAGCAGTTCTAGAGTTTCGATCAAGGCAAAATACATTGCAGGCGCGAAGCTCTCCAAGTGTTTAATTTTGAGCGCGGGAGTAGCTCCGAATAAATCCCCGGTTATGTCTACCTGGGGAGCGCTTGGCGAGTGCGTAAGCGTAAAAGCTCCGGCCTCGATTTCTATCTGGTTCATTGTGTAGCCTCCTGGGGTTGAAAATATAAGCGCACTTCGTAGCAGTTCGCGTGCAGGTCGGAAATGTCGCATTGTTTAAAATCCGATTCTTCGCTGATAACGTCAAAATGCCCGGTTACCGGGAGCGAGTCGATAAAAGCGTTTAGCTCGGCCTCCTCCCGGTCTGTTAGCCCGGAATAGTCTCCGTTTATAAGCGCGGGCAAATAGTGCTCGCTGATGTGGTAGGTGTAATAATCAAAATTCATTGTTTAGCTCCTGGCGATTAAATAAAAGAAAACCGGGCAAAGGAAGGCGGAAAGCATACCCAGGGCGAGCAGGGCATTAGAGGTAAGCTCCTCACGTTTAATTTTTCTTTCGTATGCCTCGCGCAGTTGTTGGCGGTCGAGCGCGTAATGGTTAGAGACGCGGAACAGGGCTAACCCTAAATCGTAACCCTCTGACATCCTGAGGCTAATATCTTTTAATGCGGTTCTTGGTATGTGGTTCATTGTGTAAGCTCCTTAGAAGTACCCTAGAGGGTGGTTGGTTTCATCAAATACGCGAATAGCAACAAGTTTCTTAGAGTTGTTGACGTTTTCTACTTTATATGTCCAACCTTCGGTCTCGTCCGCGGTGCACTGTGTGCAAATGCGCTCGGCCTGGTCGCGAGTGAAATAGGTTTGAGGGGTTTCAGTTGATAGGGTTAGCATTTTTTAATCTCCTTAGTTATTGGGGAACAAGTCCCCAAGGGTTCAAACGGTTGTCGGCTCGCGGAATAGTGCCAATTCTTCAGGACTCATAAAGCGTTGGAATAGCTCGGCAAATCCCTGCTCTAATTTGCGAGCATTGTTGGTGTCCGCGTAGTAGTAAGCCTGGGCAATAGCAGTTGCAAAGCTCCCTGCGTTCGCGCGTACCATGCGGTTAGCTGAGCGTCTAAAAGCCTCTGATTGTTTGATCTGTAATAATTGTTCGTTTGTCATTTTGTAAGCTCCTTTGTGGTTTAATGAGTTGCCCAATGTAGAAAACATAAGGCTGATACAGTAAGAATCGCCAAAAGAATTGTTGCGGTAATTACCTCTAAATTATCTTTATTCATTGTGTAAGCTCCTGTTAGTTGATGCAATAACCTATTGCATAACGTGATCTTAATGTATTGCGTTGACCTTGTAAATTGAATTGTTTCTATGCAAAATTAAAAGTCGATAGCTTTTATCTATTGCATACAATCCCGGCTCATGCAATATTAAAGCGGGCGATTGTCTCTCCTGGTTGCAGTTCTGGTTGTGTTCTGGTATGATCGCGCGCATTATTAACAGCGAAGCGGAGCAGTCTAAATGCCTAGAGCAACAATAAAGGAGGAGATAAAGAACAATCCTTTCGTGGATGTGCTCGGAGGCTTGGGCAAAGGATTAACACCAAAACAAAAGAGATTTGCTGAGGAGATAGTCAAAGGAGAAACAGGAGCAGGAGCATACCGAAAAGCATATAACCCAAAGGGAAAGCCCAAGACAATAGCTAATGATGCGTATAAACTAAAAAGCCGTCCTGATATAAGCGCGACTATCGAGGCCATAAACCGGGCTAATGAGGTGATGAAATATCAAACGGCCGAAGGCTTGCGTTCTCTGGCCGTATCTACGCTGGTCGATGTGCTAACTAACCCCGAAACTTCGCAGGCCGTGAAGGTGCAATGCGCCCGCACCATTGGCACAATGACAGAGGTTAGTCTATTCACGCACAGGACAGAGAGCAAGGTTATACACTCAAGCGAGGATATTAAGGCCAAGATATTAAAAGAGATTAGCTCCCTAATGAATAGCTCAGCCGAGGATGTGATCGCCCGCGATGCCGACTCATTACTCAACGAACTAACCGCGCCACAATTAACAGAGCACACGCAAAGCGCAAACGAGCAGGAGCAGGAGGCCGGGGAAAGTTTCCAGGACGCGCAGACCCACCCCGCCCCGACCCCCACTTCAGCTCAGACGGAGTCACTAGCACCCACGCATACTATTCCACACCCTCAATCACTATCTAAAAATATTCCTCACCCACCCTCCAAAAACAATGATGACCCCCTCGGTCTTAAATCAGCATAGTCAAAAAAAATATATAAAAAAATGCAGGACTATAAAACTGAAGAATGCAGGACTATAGGACTGAAAAATGCAGGACTATAGGACTGAGGAGCAAAGCAATGGATCCAGTTAGTAAGTATTTAGCATTAATGGAGCGCAAGAGAGAGCGTTTAATTAGAACTATTTTAGGGGGTCACACTAAACGTTTCATGTGCCACCCCACTAAAGTATTAAATACTAAGATGATTGCAAAACGAAAGGATCTAAATTACGAACAGTGTTTAGAACTTAAGATGACAAAAAACCAAGCAAACGTATTTATATTTATAGATGAGTATTGGAAGATGAGGGGATATGGGCCGACTGTGAGAGAGGTGATGGAGCACAGGAAGAGTAAGAGTTTGGGGAGTACGCACGAGATAATAGATCGGCTGGTTAAGCTTGGGGTGTTAAAGAAGATGAAGGGGATGGATAGGAGTGTGCGGCCGGTGTATATAAATTTTAGGAATTTAGATGTCCCAGATTGAAGAGTTGTTGTCTCGCTTGCCGGCTACCGAGCAGGAGAAGTTTTTAAAACAAATGACGGAGTACAAGGACGCGCTTCAAAGGGAGAAGTGTCAGCAGAGCTTTTTGGATTATGTGAAATATATGTGGCCTGGGTTTGTGCACGGCAGACACCACGCTGTGATGGCTAAAAAATTTGAAGAGGTGGTACATGGGGATTGTAAGCGTCTTATTATCAATATGGCTCCTCGGCATACTAAGTCTGAGTTTGCATCTTACCTTTTGCCTAGTTGGTTCCTTGGTAACTATCCTGATAAGAAAGTTATCCAGTCGAGTAACACTGCCGATTTGGCTGTTGGCTTTGGTAGAAAGGTTCGTAATTTGGTGGATAGCGAGCAATACGATTCTATCTTTCCTGGTATTGCTTTGGCTGCTGATAGTAAGGCCGCTGGTAAATGGAACACCAATGCTGGGGGTGAATATATAGCGATTGGTGTGGGCGGTACGATGACGGGTAAGGGCGCGGACTTAATGATTATTGACGATCCGCACTCTGAGCAGGAAGCGAGATTAGCTCAGGGTGATCCGACTGTATTTGACTCTGTGTTTGAATGGTATACATCTGGCCCGCGTCAGCGTCTTCAGCCTGGTGGTCGGATTGTTATTGTGATGACACGGTGGAGTGATAAGGACTTAACTGGCAAAATTTTGCGTAACGCCTCCGGCGAGGACTGGGAGGTTATTGAGTTACCGGCGATCATGCCGAGTGGTAATCCGCTATGGCCTGAGTTTTGGCCGCTTAAAGAATTGTCTGCTGTTAAAGAAGAGATTGGGATATACAAATGGAACGCCCAATATCAGCAGCAGCCAACTGGTGAAGAGGGCGCGATTATTAAGCGGGAATCGTGGAGAAGGTGGAAGAGTGATATGCCCCCTCCTTGTGATTTTATTATTCAGAGTTGGGATACTGCGTTTACAAAATCGGAGCGGGCGGATTATTCTGCGTGTACGACCTGGGGTGTTTTTAGCTTAAACGAAGACCCGACTGATAAACATATTATTCTCCTTGATGCATATAGAGATAAGCTGGAATTTCCTGCACTCAAGAAAGCTGCGCTGGAAGGATATAAAGAATGGCAGCCGGATGCATTTATTGTTGAGGCAAAAGCAGCTGGTGCTCCGCTTGTGTTTGAATTAAGATCTATGGGAATACCGGTTAGCGAGTACACTCCTACCCGTGGAAATGACAAATTTGTGCGGCTTAATAGTGTGGCAGATTTGTTTAATTCAGGAAAAGTATGGGCGCCAGATAAACGGTGGGCGGATGATTTAATTGAAGAGATGGCCAGGTTCCCTAACGCGGAACATGATGACTATGTGGATAGCTCAAGCCAGGCGTTGATTAGATTTAGGCAGGGTGGGTTTTTAAAATTACCCAGTGATGAGGAAGAAGAGCCTCAATACTGGAGACGTAAGAGAGCATACTATTAAGGAATGATATGTTGAAATTCATAGATAATATTTTATTAAAAATAATTGCTTGGCTTTATTTAAAGCACACAATTATTTCTTTGAAAATTCAAGTTAAACAACTAAAGAGTGCTCGCCCATATCCTGCGCCAGATTTGTCTTATGTAGAAAGTAGTTTAAAAGAGTTTGGCGTGTCTTATGAAGAAATGAAAAAAACTCATTCTTTATCAAGAGTAATTTAAGGATTTAATATGTTAGATAAAGCATTGTATTCAAACGTTCCGCAACTCAATACGGTTGAGCCGGATATAGAGATCGAGGTTGAGAATCCAGAGGCTGTGCACGTTGGCATTGGCGGGATTGAAATTGACTTAGATCCAAAACATGAACACGAAGGATCGGAAGATTTTTACGCTAACTTGGCTGAAGACATGGATGAAGGCGAGCTTCAGTCTTTGGCTCAAAAGTTGATGGAAGAAGTGGATGCGGATGTTCATTCTCGCAAGGACTGGGCTGAAACATATGTCAAAGGTCTTGAAGTATTGGGGATGAAATATGAAGAAAGAACGGAACCTTGGAACGGGGCTTGTGGTGTTTTCAGCACGGTGCTTACAGAAGCTGCCATTCGTTTCCAAGCAGAAACGATTACTGAAACGTTTCCTGCGGCTGGCCCGGTAAAGACGGAAATTATGGGGGCGATTGACCGCCTCAAGATGGAAGGATCGCAAAGAGTTCAGAATCACATGAACTATTATCTGGTAGAGAAGATGCCAGAGTATCGTCCTGAACATGAAAGGCTTTTACTTAACTTAGGTCTTATTGGATCAGCGTTTAAAAAGCTTTATCCAGATCAAAATCTTGGTAGACCAGTAGCCATGTATGTTGGCGCAGAAGATTTGATCATGCCTTATGGGTCTAGCGGTGTAATGCACTGCGAGCGCGTCACACATATGATGCGTAAGACCAAAAATGAAATCAAAAAATTACAAGTAAGTGGGTTTTATAGGGAGGTTGAGCTGGGTGAACCCATGCATATACCGACTGACATTGAGAAAAAGAAGGCTGACGAGGCTGGATACTCAATTACGGATGACGATAGATACCATTTGGCTGAGATCCATGTAGATTATGTAGTCCCAGGCGATGAAGATGAAGATGAAATTGCCAAGCCATACGTTATTACGATTGAAAGAGGGTCAAATAAAGTACTTTCTATCCGTAGAAACTGGGAAGAAGGGGATAAAAAGCACCTTAAAAGGCAGCATTTTGTCCAGTACACCTATATTCCTGGTTTTGGAGCCTACGGATTTGGTCTTATTCACTTAATTGGTGGTTATGCTAGAGCCGGTACGATGATTATTCGTCAATTGGTGGACGCTGGATCGCTGGCTAACCTACCTGGCGGTTTAAAAGCTCGCGGATTGCGTGTAAAAGGGGACGATACACCGATTGCACCAGGAGAATTCAGGGATGTAGACGTTCCTGGTGGTTCAATTAAGGACAACATAATGACGTTGCCTTATAAAGAACCCA